ACTCGCTCCTGCTGTTGCCGAACTTGTGCGGCTCGTCGGGGTCGAGACCCTGCACGATGACGACGCGGGCCTTCCCGGGGAGCTTGTCCGCGCCGGGGACCGCGTCGATGTCGCCGTTGTACCGCTTGACGTTGCCGCTGACCTTCACCCGCTGGGCCACGCCGGAGGTGCTGGCGTCGCCGCCTCCGGGAGTCTGCACCTCGGGTGCCTTGGTGAACTGGCCGATCTCGTACACGCGGTCGGAGTGCCACTCGACTACCTCCGCCAGCGCCTCGACCCGACCCTTCGCCTTCTTCTTGGCATCGGGCCGGTTGACGGTGCCCGGCAGGCGCATGATGCGGTCGATGTTGTGGCAGTGGTCGGCCCCGAAGAGCACCTCCATCTGGAGGTTCCACCGCTTGGCGTCCTCCGCCATCGGCTTGCTGCCATCGAGGACGACGGGCTCCTTCAGGAGCCAGAAGCCCTGGTAGCCGCCGCCGGAGAACACCACGAGCGAAGGTGGCGGCACCCCCTGCGGGAGGTTGCTCGTCAGGCGAGCCTTGATCCGGTCCTGCTCCTTCGTCCGGTCCTCGCCCTCGCGGGGGTCGAGGTCGACGTGCAGGCACACCATGCGCTGGATGTCGGTGGCCTCGGTCTTCTTCGAACGAGTCCCGTCAGCCCTCGCGAGGTACTCGGGGAAGCACGTGTTGACGCTGAAGTAGATGTTGCGGTGCGCACCCTGCTGCTCGAGCCACTTGCGCAGCTCGTCCTTCTGGTCGGCTCTGAACGCGCGGGTCTCGATACCCGTCTTGTCCAGGCCGATGGCAGTGAGGAGCCACGGCCCTCCTGGGAGCCACCGCTCCAGGAAGGCCAGCGAGTCGGAGTAGTTGGGTGCAACGCTGCTCATCGAACGCGCCAGTGCTCCTGCAGGCGCTCAACGGGAGCCCTGCCGTCCTCCATCTGGCGGAGCCAGAGGCGGCAGCAGCCCACGTCCTTCGCCACCTGGGCCGTAGTCTTCCCCGACCGGCGACGTGCGATGACGCACTTCTCCTGCGGGGTCAGCTGGCCCAGGCCCGGCGAGGGAGCGCCGCTCTCGCGGTCCTGCTCCCAGGCTCGGTACTGGTACACCGTAGTCTTCGCGCGCTTGGCCGCCTGGCCAACCGTCCAGCCTTCCCGGCGTCTCTGGATGAACAGCCGCTCCCCGGGAGTGAGCGAGCTCGTCGTCATGGTCGTGTACTTCGCAGACATTCTATCAGCTCCGAATCGTTGAGACCGCTTGTCCATACCTTGATGGCGGCACGACGGAGGGTCTCTTCATCCGTCAGCCCCAGCACCTCCGCGGCGGTCCTGCCGTCGAACAGCAGGTACTCCCGTCCCACCTGGAGGAACAACCACGCTCCACCGCCAGCTATCCGCCGACGGGTGAGCCACACCCTCTGCTCCTGCACGAAGTGCGGCACCTTGACGATGCCGCCCCGCCTCGGCCAGTGGTCGAGGAACTTGTCCTCGATCCACCCCCAGACGAAGTTGATGTCGGGCGTCCCCGGAGAGGTGTCGCCGTTCTCGATCCGCACGGGGTCGAGGCGGGCTCCTCGGAGCGCCTTCAGGATCCTGGAGTTGGTTGCCTTCTCGGCCAACGTATTCCTCAGTGCAGGCACATCACGCAGCGGCACCCCTCCGGATGCCCGTCGACGAGCTCGGGACGCCCGAGCTCGCCCGCCACGACCGACCAGAGCCGCTCCCAGTGGTTGTGCGACACCGTGTGGTACCGGAACCCCGCGAGCTGCAGCAGGTCGACCATGGTCTGATCCTTCGCCTTGGCAGCTTCCTCGTCCTCCCAGCGACCCTCCTGGGCGAACGGCTTGTCGCCGCGGTCCAGCAGAATGTGCACCGCCGGATGCCGCTTCTCCATCTCCTGTGCCGTCACGATCGACCTCTTCAGGTCGAGCTCGCACTCGGCGTAGGCGGCCTGGAGCAGCAGCGGGGAGTCGGTCACCACGACCGCCCCGGTCGCGAGCGCCTGGAGCTCCTCATCGAGCTGGGCTCCGCAGGCGACCGGCTGGAGGAAGATCCTCTCGGGCGCAGGGCCGCGGAACGCGAGCCGCTTGATCCACTCCCGGGAGAGCTCCGCCTGCAGGCCAGCCGACTTGAGCCGCCACATCAGGAAGTGGGCAGCGGTCGACTTGCCGGAGCCGGGGCCTCCGTATAGGTTGATGCGCTTGATCATGGCTTGTGCGAGCTCGCGATCTCCGGGATGGTGAAGGCCGCGTGCCCCGTGAGCTGGTACTCGCTGAACTGGACCCCAGCCTCGAGGAAATACTGGCGAGTCTTGGCGAGCATCGGTGCCCAGCGGGAGAGCATGTCGTCGGTCGGGAGCGGAGCGACGCAGCGCACGATGCCAGCCTGGATCATGTGGACGGCGCAGCGGTCGCACGACAGGCAGGGCCAAGTGTAGAGCGTCGCACCCCGCAGGCTCTCCTTGGCGAAGAGAGCGGCGTTCATCTCGCAGTGGACGATGCGGCTGTACTTCTCGTCGCGGTTGGCGTAGAGCTCGGGGCTGTCCGGCATGCGCTGCGGAAACCCGTTGAAGCCGAGGGAGATGACCCTCCGGTCGGGAGCGACGATGACCGCGCCGCACTTGGTGCTCGGATCCTTGCTCCACCCGGCGACGAGGGCCGCCATCTGGAGGAAACGCTGATCCCACTTCACGCTGGCTTCTGACATAGCTCCTCCCACCGGGCGACGAGCGGGTCGTCGGGGTTGTAGTGCTTCTGCTGGACGAAGTGCTCGTGCAGCCCGCCGAAGCATAGCTCTTCGTCCATCTTGCGGTACTGATGGTCGACCTGCTTCCAGAGCTCCATTGCCTCTGGGAGGAAGTACATGGACCTGACTTCCCCGTCCCACTTGCCTGTCACGATGACTGCCTGAGCTCCCTTCGGGATCTCTCGACGAGTCTCGTAGCAGCGGTGCGGCTTCCGCGTCTTGACGCGGCGCTCGCTGTAGAACTCTGGGGCGTTCTCGTTCATGGCTGCGTCTCGAGTATACCCTCTCGCTCCAGGAAGACAACGAGCTCGCGCGCCACCTCACCGGCAGGATATGCGACAGCCTCCTCGTCGAAGCCAAGTGCCTCCCTGTCCCAGTCGGTCTTCTTGGCCCGCCTCGCGTGGCAGAACCCAGCGTGCACTGCCTCGTGGCTGAGGATCCGCATGGTGACGTTCTTCCGGGTGAGGCCGATCAGGCAGAAGTAGCGGCGGTCGAACTCGACGCGCTCCTTGACCTCGCGCCCCGGCCGAACGTCGTAGAACGAGGTTGACATCGAGCTCACCGCGCCGAGGCACTTCCGCCCGACGGGGCGTCCGAGATCCTCCGCGAAGAACCGCTGCAGATCCCGCGGCCGCTCGAACACCAGCACCTTCGCCCAGAGGGAGCCGCCTCCCCTTACGCGGAACTCTCCCTGGGCGATCAGCCCCGGGGTGCTCCTGGGGTATCGCCTCTTCACCTTGGTGACTGCCTTGAACTTCACTTCATGCTCCCGCCCCAGGAGTCGCCGATCTCGACGTCGACCTTGCTGGGGACCGTCAGCTCGATGCAGTGCCGCATGACGTCGGCCCGCTTCTCCGCGTCCTCCGGGGTGGGAACGCTGTCGTCGATCTCGTCGTGGATCTGGAGCTGCGGGGTCCAGCCTGCCTCGTCCAGCATGACCACGGCGAGCTTGGTCTGGTCGGCGGAGCTGCCCTGGATCAGTCGGTTCAGCGCCTTGTGGGTCCAGTCGTAGGTGCCGTCGTCCTTCTTCGGGAAGTGGCAGTGGCGGCCCATCAGGGTCTTGATGACGCCGTCCTTCTTCGCCTTCTCCTCGCAGAGTCGAGCGAGCATCCGCACGTAGGGCACCTTGCGGTCGAACTCCTCGAGGATGGCCTTCCCCTCGGGACCAGCGACCTCGATCATCTTGCCGAGCCGCGGCGACATGACCCACTCGGTCGGCTTGCCGAGCTTGCGGCAGAGCTTCGCCCCGCCCATGCCGTAGCACAGCCCGAGGAAGATCTCCTTCGCGTGGCTGCGGATGGTCTTGTCAGGCTTCCAGTCGTCGCCAGCGCCCGCGATGATGCGGGCCATCTCGGTGTGGTTGTCGGTCTTGGGGTCGGTGCGGAACTTGTGGCCCATGACGTCTGCCACGGGCAGCTTGCAGAGCTCGGCGAAGTGAACTACCTGCCGGGGCTCCTGCTGGGAGTAGTCCATCGCGGCCCAGAGCATACCCTCGTCGGGGATGTAGATGGACCGCCAGAACGGCCCGATCTCGGGGTCGCGGGCGGGCTGCTGCTGCAGGTTCGGGTCGGTCGAGCTCAGGCGGCCGTACCGAGCGCCGGTGTCGTCCTCGTCCTCGTCGTCCGAGCTCTTGCGGAGCTGGTTGAAGGTCGTGTGGATGCGGCCGTTGACCGCGTGCTCGCGGACGGAGGAGACGAACGTGTTGCGGAGCTTGTCCATCTTCCTGGCCCGGAGCAGCAGGGCTCCGACCGGGTGCTTGATGGACGCGAGGAGCTCCTTCGACACGCTGGGCTGGCCGGTCTTCGGCGTCGTCGGGCACTCGACCCCGATGTGGGTCAGAACCTTCGCGAGCGCCTGCGGCTTCGTCACGTCCGTCAGGGCGAGCGTGATGCCGGTCTCGTGCTTCACCTTCAGCAGCGCGGTGTGCTGCTGCTCGATGGTCCACTTCTCGACCTCCGCGAGCTTGTCGAAGTCGACCCTCACGCCGCGGCGTCGCATCTTGACGAGCACCGGGAGGAGCCTCGTCTCCAGGTCGAAGATCTTCCAGAGTCCCGCCTCCTCGATCCGGCGCTCCTGGCGGCGGAGCACCTGGAGCGGCACCCGCGTGTCCTGCATCGCGTACTCGGCCGCGTACCGGCCGGGGAGCAGGTACAGGCCCTTCTTCGGGTCGACCCCGAAGGCCGTGGCCGCGTCACGCAGGATCGTCTCGTTCTTCCCGGGCAGGCCGTACCGGGCCGCGATGGCGTCGGTGTTGTACTCGTCCTGGAGCTCGTCGATCAGCGGCTCGGCGACCTGGATGTCGCGGATGCCCTTGATGCCGGGCATCTCCACGCCGTTCTGCCAGAGGTAGTCCAGGTCGTACTGGAAGTTGGAGCCGACGACCCACCCCCGGAAGGCGCGGAACTGGTCCCGGATGTAGGCCCAGACGTGCGACGGGTCGAGGTTGTCCTCGCTGTGGCCGATCGGGAGGTAGTGGCTCGGGCCGTCCTCGATGGTGAAGGCGATGCCCGCCACCTTGCCGTCGCGGCGGACGCCCGGCCCCAGCTTCTTCAGCTGCGGGTCGCGGGTCTCGAGGTCGACGCACACCCGCTCCGCACCGGCCCAGGAGGGCAGCTGCGAGACGGGAGTCGGCTCCCACGAGCAGGATGGGCGGAACACCGGGAGCTGCATCTTGTCACTTCAGGCGTGGGATCTCTGGCGAGAGAAGCTGCTCGAAGTCACTCCTCATCAGTAGGCAGGCAGTCATCCCCCTGCTCGAGACTGGTCGGAGCTTGGCGGGTACGATCTGGCTGCACTGAATCGAGCCTTCGAACTTCAGGCCGCCGCCGTCGATCTTGCAGAGGCAGATCTTAGCGTTCATGGACTTCATGATCTCGAAGTCGGCTAGGTTGATGCACCAGTTCCGCTCCCCGGGCCACGGCACCACGAGTACGAACAACCGCGAGTCCTTGTCCATCAAGACCTGATGGTGCGTCAGCGTCTCGTTGTCGACCTTCAGAGAGCCCTCGCTCTCGAAGGCGACGAAATCAGCGATCTGCTGGCGATGGTGCTCAACGGTCTTTGGGGTACAGAACTGGAACTTGAGAGTCTTCATTGTTTGTTATCCCTGTGCGTCCTCCGGAACCCCCGCGCCCGCATCTCCGCCTCGACCAGCAGGAGGTATCGCCGGAGGTCGCGGACGTCGTCGATGACGCCCTCGCCGCGGTCGTCAGTCGCGATGGCCTTGAAGATGTCGCCGTCGATTTCTGGTCGCGAGAGGCGGTTGACCATGCGATCCCACTTTCGCTTCAGCATCGCGTAGGCATTGCGACCGCCTCCCTGCTTCCAGGAAGGACCGTAGCTCTTGGCGGCTACGTGCAGCCCCGCGGCATCTTCGGCTGCGATCTCATCGAGCTGATCGAGGAAACGGGAGCCGCTATCCACGGCGAGCGGAGATCGATTGAACGGATCTACGTACCGCGAGGCCAGAACCATGGCACCGACTCGATCTCGGAACATCCCGATCGCGACGTTGCACTGCAGGTGGATCATCCCCCTGAATACGTTGGTCTTGTGATCATGGTCGATGTGTGAGGTCTCCCCGCCGAAGGATTCCCCGCAGCAGTCGCACACGGTCTTGGCAAGCTGCGTCTCTGCCTCCTGAACGCTCAGCCCGAGAGAGGTCAACTTTCGGAGACGACGCTTGTAGTTGGTCGGCTTGCGATCCATGGATCTCTGCCTCGCGTTTCGACGCTCTCTCACCTCTGGCTTCTGGTAATACGCAGCCCGCTTCTCGCGAACCTCGGGTCGCTGTACGTACTCCCTTGCCTTCGCTGAATCATACTTGCTCACGTCAGTATCCTCGGCCGCGCCGCCAGCTCCAGCAGCACGTTGGTGAACGACTTCTCGGGGTCGGGCCTGACCTGGTGGGGGTTGGCCACCACGAAGGTCGGGATGTCGGAGACGCGGATGTCGTGCTTCTCCCGCAGCTCGTCGAGCCCGGCTCGGCCCAGGCGGCAGTGCAGCACGAACCGGATGGCGTGGAGCATGTACGCCATGCCCAGGTCGAAGTGTGAGCCGGAGCTCGCCGGATCCCACCAGGCGTGGATCTCGTCGCAGCCCATCATGGCGTCGAGGTGCTCCATGCAGATCCGCACGCCGCCGTCGTCGTTCCGCTGGTCGACGTCGCGGGGAGGGTAGTGCACCTCGTACCCGCGAGCCTCGAGGCCAGCGACGTAGGCGTCCATCTCCGCCCGAACCTCGGGGGTGCAGCGGCGGACGGGGCAGATCAGGTAAACTCGGCGCTTCTGGTCGGGCACGGCTTACTCCTCCTGGGTCGCGGCTGCCTTGGCCCGCGCCTTCTCCTCCCGGCGAGCGAGCCACTGGTCGCAGGCGAGCGCCCAGTCCTTCGCGTGGCAGTCCACCTGGACGATCTTCCGCGCGTTGTGGAACCGCGCCGGGTCGCTGCTGTCCTTGAACGCGAGCCACGACCGCAGCAGCGGCATCGCGACGCGACGCATGAACTTCGTCTTGTACCCCATCGCCCGCTCGCCCTCGTCGAGGAACATCGCCAGGTCGCTGACGAAGTCGCCCCCCGTGCCGGAGGGGAACATCTCGAGCGGCTGGACGACTCCCTGCTCGTAGGGGTCGGATGCCTGGGTCTGGGTCGACGGGAACGCCCTGTCCGCGAGCGACATCAGGGGCTCGACCGTCTTCAGGTAGCCATGCATGTTGCAGGAGATCTGCCAGTACCGGCCCACCGGGCACCCGATGGCGAGCGCCAGGAACTCCTGCAGCACGCTGAAGTGGACCGCGTTCGCCCCGAGCGCGCCCCAGACGATGTCGTTGGAGCGGTTGTAGACCGTCATGTTCAGCTCGCCATCGGCACCTCGCTGGAAGCAGGCGCTCAGGTTGCATGGCACGTCCTTGCTCGACGAGCCGAGATCCTCGTGCGGATCCCACATCCCGAGGACGACGCGCCGGTCGTCGGGGTTATCCTTCAGCCGCTGGGCGACGATCTCGAGCTGGTCGTATCCGAAGTACCGACGCCAGCGGTGCCCGTAGGCCGCGTTGAAGGTCACGCCATCGTCGCTGAACTGGCCGAAGGTGCTGTTGAACCGCACCGGGAAGGCGACGTCGTTGCGGCCGCCGAGCATCCACAGCGCCTCGAAGAAGTGGAAGAACGGGTTGCAGTCTCGCTCGGGCCAGTACATGACCCGCTCCTGCGGCCGCGTGTACTCCACGACGACCGGGTGCGGGAAGACCAGCACCGGCCCGTTGCGGCTCTCCCGGCGCACCCCGCTAGCGCGGAGCTGGTACAGCATCTCGGGGAGTGCCTGGTGGACATTGCGTGCCTTGATCGTCAGCATGTTGCGTTTCCTTCGTCTGAGTATAGCCGTCGGCCGCTGGTGGACAACTTGCTCGCTCCCTCTCCCAGCGCCTCCTCGCATTCTCCGAGACAGTGACGAGCGTTAGGTGCTGCGGGTTGACGCAGCACCCCCGGCCGCAGGTGTGATCGGGCGTCATGCCCGCCGGTATCTCCCCGACCCAGATCGCGTAGGCGACTCGGTGCGCCCAGTGGGCGCGGCCGTCCATCCAGAACTGCCCGTAGCCCTTCTTCGAGACGTGCCCCCACCAGAACCAGCAGGCGTCGTTCCCCGGCATGGACAGGCGCGAGGTGAACCTCGCGACGACCTTGTCGTCGGTGACGGGCGGCAGGTACGCTGGCGGGCGATGCGGCATGCTCAGCGGCTCCGAGACTTCCGCTGCTTGAACCGCTTGCGGTTCCGGAGCTGCTGGATGCGGGTGCGGGTCTTGCGGCCGTACTCGCTGGGGTCGGCGGTGAGGATGTCGGGCTTCTGGTGCCCGAGCATCGCTCGCATGAGGGACAGCGGGTTGTACCAAGATTCGTTCACGGCTTCTTCCTCCGGTCGTTGTGAGCGTGCACCCGCTCGAGGATCATCGGTCCAAGCCGGTGCCAGTCGACGACTGGTCGCCCACCGGCTCGGGGCGAGTCGCGGAGGGGCACTCCCACCGCGGCGTCGTCGATGTACATGTGGGCGTAGCACTTCGGGGACGTGGTCCACGTGCGCTGACCCGGGTTCTCGTTGACGTGGTCGAACTCGACGCCGTGCTTCCGGCAGAACTCGACCGCGTTCGTCAGGGTGGGGCCGTCCTTCGACGAGTCCGACCGCATGGTCCAGAGGATGAGCTTGACGCCCCGCCGCTTCAGCTCGCGGAGCCAGTCGAACGCGCCGCAGGCGGGCGCTCCGATGTCCGGGTAGCGGTGGTCGACGATCGTGCCGTCGAAGTCGACGGCGATGGTCAGCCGGGAGTCGGAGTTGTCGAAGGCCGCGTCGAGCTCGGCCTTGCTCAGGTTGCTGGGGTGGTGCACCGGAACTTCTCCTTGGGCGGCTGGCCGTAGTCCCGGCACCGCACGTACTTCCAGGTCTCGCAGAGCCAGTGCTCGACTTCCCGCATCTCCCACCTCGGCCAGCACTTCGGCCACTGGGCCTCGCTCTGACTGAGGGCGAGGAGCTCCTTCATCAGGGACAGCATCCGCAGCTGGTCCTTGGCGGAGGTGTATCCATATGCCTCGGGGTCGCCCGAGACGACCCAGCCCAGGCCGCGGGCGCAGCCGGGTCCGGCCGCGGCCCAGGTCATGATGTCTGGGGCATTCCGCAGCAGGCAAGTGTGGCGGAGGTCGCTGACGATCTCGTAGGCCATGAACGAGCCGAGGTACGGGTACATGCGGAGGACGGTCCACATGCCCTCCAGGGTGGTCTCGGGCTCGACGTGGGTTGCGAGGTGCACGACGTCCTTGACGTAGGGCCGCATGCACCACAGGATGCCCTCGAGCTTGTTCATGCCCGCGGGCGTCTTGATCATGTAGGCTCCGGTCACGAGCGGCTTGTGCCCGTCCAGCGCCTTCCGGATCCCGTCCTCGCTGTACCCCTCGACCGTCATGTACTCGACGATCTTGTCGGCTGTGTCGATGCGGTTGAACCAGCGGAAGAGCGCCGTGGCCAGCATGACGTCTGGCCCCCGCAGCGAGAGCGGGCCGCGGATGTTCCGGCGGAACCACGCGGTTGTCTTGTCGTCCTCGCGGAAGACGTTGCAGAACCGCCACCGGCGGAAGATCTCGTCGTCCGTCCAGAGCTCGGGGGTGTGCGGCATCTTCTCTCGGAGGAGCTTGATCGAGTATCGCTCCCGAGCGATCCTGAAGAATAGGTTGACGTTGTCCTGGTTCAAGCAGCTCGCCCCTCCGTGAGGAGCTGGACCAGGCGCTGCACCGCACCCTCCCGGCTGCACCAGTGGGCGTCGACACCCGCGGCCTGGAGCTTCGCCATCGTGCTCTGGGTGCCCTTGAACTTCGACTCGGTGTTCTTCGGGTTGACGTCGGGCAGCTTCTCCTCGCCCTTCTCGGCTCGCTTGAGCGCCCGCTTGCTGCCCTGACGCCGCTCGTTGACCGAGGCGATGCAGACGTCCAGCGGGGTGTTCAGGGCGATGACGTGGAGGTCGAGTCCCTCCCGGTGGAGGGCGAGGGTGCGCTCGGCGTCGGCCGAGTAGAGCAGGCCCTCGTACACCACGTCGTAGTTGCACCTGTGTGCGGCCCGGATGAGGGCGAAGCCCAGGTCGAACGACGGGATGGTGTCGCACCCGCCGCACGCCGTCTCGTAGTGGCCGATGACGACCACGTTCCGGCGGAAAGGCTCCGGCATCTCGAGGACGTAGCCCCAGGGCTGCTTGCGCTTCTTCAGCTCGCCCTTGTCGTTCCTGGGCAGGAGCGACTCGGGGATCTCCGACCAGAGCGGATCCCAGACCGAGCGGTCCCGGGCGAGCTTGAACAGCTCGCGGATGAGGGTCGTCTTGCCGGAGCCAGATGTGCCGCGGATGTTGATGATCACCAGTGCTTCTCCAGGTGCCAACCCTTGCCCTTCAGGGCCTCGCCCGTGCGGACGAACCCGTTCTTGTCGTAGAACGACAGTGCCTCATGGTTGTCCTTGAGGCAACTCAGCTCGATGCATCGGTGAGGAGAGTTGACCATCAGGTCGTCCAGTAGAGCCTGACCGATGCGGACGCCCGGTTTCGAGTCCCGGCGAGCCCACGTCTCGACGATGATGTAGTACAGCATCGTCTTCGGCTCCCGCTTCTTGTGGCGGACGCACGTGAAGCCGACGATGTCCCCGTCCATATCGCCCCCGTCGACCACGGCCACGCGGATCCAGCCCTTCTCGTACGCGGCGTCGCCGCTGAACATGAAGTGCGTGAACCCCTGCCCGGCGCGGTGGCTGCGGGCGATCTGCGCCAGGCGGTCGTGGTCGGCCTTGGTGGCGGGGCGGATCTTGATCTTCTGGATGGGGTTGCTCATGAGATCTCCTTCGCGAGCCTGTCCGCCGCGTCGGCGTAGGCCACGATGCCGTTCTTGCCGCCCCCGTTGAGCACCCACACGCCCGGCTTCACCTGCGCGAGGTAGCCGAAGTCGTGCCCGGCGACGAACGGGCGGTAGCCGACAAGGATCGACTTCACCTCCGGCTCGTAGCCCAGGAGGGCGACGGCCCTCGCCATCGTCCGGTCCATGAGCTCCTTGCTCCGCTTGGCGTAGGCGTCCCGAGTCACGGCGACGGAGTCGGCGAAGTAGATCGTGTCCTCGTCGAGCTGGTACAGCTTGGCGTGGACGTATGGCGAGGCCAGCGTGAGCGAGCTCTTCCCCTCGGGGAGGCGGCCCCGGAAGTGGATGCAGTGGCCGACCTTGACGTCGACCTTCAGGCCGGGCACGAGCTCGGCCCCGCGGTGGCCGGTGCACAGGACGACCGGACCCTCGTAGAACTTCTCGGCTGTACCGACTCCCGGCACCCCCGGCTTCACGACGCTGGAGGTGAAGACGTCGGCCTGGACGACAGTGGTCACGACGTCGGGCTCCACCAGCAGGTGCCGCTGGGCAACGTGCCGCACCTTCATGGCGTCGGCGATGCCGCGGCTGAACGGCTGGTCGATCTTCCCGGCGAAGAGCTCCTCGACGACGCGGATGCCGTTCGCGGCCGCGGAGCTGCTGAACTTCTTCAGCCAGCTCCCGATGTACAGGTTGCTGCTGGCGCGGCTCGCGGAGTTGACGTCGCTGTCGTCGATGACCCGCACCTCGTGCCCGCGGGCGCGGAGGACGCGAGCGACCAGGGATCCTGCGATGCCTGCACCGACGACGTTGATGGTCCTCACAGCATGGCTCCGAGGTAGAGGCCGATCGCGAGACCGACCAAGAATCCGAGGGTGAACTTCACAGCGCGGCTCTTCACTTCCGAATCTCCCTTCCCAGGTCGCGGATGAACTGACGCTCCCGGGCTTCCCGGATGGACTGGTCAACGATACCACTCCTCCACGCGCTCGGGCTCTCGAGCGGGACTTCGGGACCGGCGGTCACCCGGGGGCTGCTCGGGGTTGCCGAGCAGCCACCCAGGGCCGCCGTCAGGAGGATTGTGACAATCAATCTCGCCAAGTCTGTCTCCCGAGTTTCCCGCTCCTGTGCTGTGCTTTCGCCTTCTCCGACAGTTTCTGCCGAACACTCTTGGAGAACTTCGGCGGTCTCCTGGCGTCGCGCAGGATGTTGAACATGGGAGCTCTGCATCCGTCTAGCGACTTCTGCTCTTCAACCACGACCCTCAACGGGTCGCACCTCTTCAATATCTCGAAGACGAAGTTGGATTCTCCGAACAAGTTCCAGGCGAACTGCAGGACGGGGTTATGACTTTCTCCATTTCTCAGCTTGCGCTTGTGGTGCTGCATCCTAGCCGAGAGGTTCAGAGCACCACCCCGGTATACATAGCCGGATGTGAGGCACCTGATCTGATATACGCCACTGTTACCTTCGCTTCGGGCACGCATCGAGGAACTCCGCTGCGGCAGGACACACAGGGCTCCAGATCGCCAGCCCGGAGTTGATCTCATCGATGTCGTTCCAGAGGGGATAGCTGCCGCGGACATGGCTGCCCCACTTACAGAGTATCGTCTCGTACTCCTGGATGTTTAGAAGTCGATCGCGACTCGGTGGTGCACGATGTCCGGAGAATGCCTCGCTGAGGTACTTCAGCACCTGCTTGATGACCTGCGCCTCGTCCTTCGGGCGAGCACCCCCGGGGAGGTTCTGCTTCGTGCGCCACAGGAGGATGGCGGCCTCCCGCGGAGCCTCGAACATGAACACCTCGGCCTCGGTGAAGTCGACCTGCTTGCCGAGCACGCGCTCCAGCATGTCGCCGACCTTGAAGGCGATCCAGGGGCCGAAGCTCCGGTGCTCCCGGATCTTCTCCGAGAGCTTGGAGAACGGGACGCTGGTCCCGGCGTCGACGCTCTGGAGGGCGACGACGAAGTCCTCGGGCTCCGGGTACTTCGCCTTCAGCTCCTTCACCGCGGTGTAGCCCTGGGCTCCGCGGAAGTGGCGGCGCTCGTGGCCCCGCGGCCATCCACCGTTCACGGCGTTCCCGCCCAGCGGGCACGGTTCCTCGACGCGGTTCGCGGCCGCCCGCTCCATCCAGTCCCAGAACTCCTCCCGCGGCCGGGAGGCGATGTAGCACGCGGCCCCGGCGTGGTAGAAGCACCAGTAGGCGATGAGCCAGCGGTTCAGGCGGCCGAGATCCCAGCCGCCCTCGACGCACTTCAGGCGGCTCAGGGCGACATAGATCGGGTCGAGGTCGAGGTTGTCGAGCAGATGAGCCCCGAAGTCCTCGATGCTCAGCTTGTCGTACTTGCGTGTTCCCATCACTTGTTCTCCGGCTTCAGGAAGATGCGACCCTCCTCAGCTGTTCGAAGACGTAATCGCAGGCGTGGCAGTACCACCAGCGGACGACCTTAGTCCAGGTCTTCACCTCTTGGTGAGGGGTGCATCGGCGATCGCCACACTTCGGGCAACGAGCTCTCACTTCGGGTAGTCCTTCACTCGCTCGCACCGCTCGGCCCGCTTCCGGCGCTCGGCGTGGGCCGTGGTCCAGGCGACGTCGGAGAGTCGCACCCAGTGCGTCGCGACGTCCTGCGTCCGCTCACCGTCGATGTCAGCCATCTTCAGGCGGCCGAACTGCAGGAAGCCCTCGTCGTTCCACCGGCGGGCCAGTTCGAGCTCCTCCTTGTTCATGCGGTTCGTCCGCACTTTGCCGCCGTTATCAACGGCCTGCGTCTCCAGGAACAGGAGGAGCGACAGCTCTTGTCTGGTCACTTCCGCTCCTCCTTGGTGTAGGCGCGGATGACCCCGTCCTTCTCCTCGATGCCGTAGCCCAGGTAGCCGTGCAGGAGCTTGATGCCCTCGTACGCCTGGATGTCGTTCCAGCCGCAGGCAGCCTTGACATCCTCGAAGGACGCGCCCTCGGGGCGGCGGAGCATCTCGAGCACGGTGGCCCGCTTCGTCCCCTTGCGGTGCTCGCGGATGTCGCCGCGGGCGGGCCAGCTCATCTCCTTGCGGCTCCTGGGAGCGCCGGTGATGAAGAAGTGGTCCGGCGTGCGCTCCTCGACGCCGTGGCCCGAGTAGTCGTTGATCTGGCGGAGGCAGGAGCGGATCTGCTGGGGAACCCAGCCGGTCAGCTGGCGCATCTCGGCCATGGTGACGCCCTGCTCCCGGCTGCCCAGCGTGATGATCTTGCCGCGGTTCGTGCTCGGCTTGTGGGTGCGGATGTCGCCGCGCGCCGGGAGCCGGATCAGCCCGTCCTCGGTCGCCGCGGGAGCGGAGACGATGCGGGCCGCCGGGGCGGGGGTGGCCCGGACGGGCTCCTGCGGCCGCACGAGCGGCTTCGCCTTGAGCGGCGCGGGAGCCATGGTCGGCGTGATCGGCGTGGCCCGCTGGGGCTGCCGGGACTTCCAGAGCTCGAAGGCTCGGGTGGTCCGCTCGCGGCCGCTCTTGCTGTCCGAGAACCTCTTCGTGGTCGAGTCGCCGTTCGCGGCGCGGAGCTCGTTGTGCACGAGGAGAAGTTGTGACTCGCTGAGGGTCGCGATGTCTTCGAGCCCGACGGGGCCGACGCTGCTGCTGAACTTCATGTCGAGATCCTCCTGAACTGGTCTGACTCGACAAGTATACCCGTCAGCGACAGGAAGGCAACACCGCTATTCGCAGTTTCTTGCGCCAGTCTTCGGATCGACGTGGCAGACCTCCACCGGCTTCTCCTCCTTCGCGTCCGCGGACTTGAGGATGCCCGCTCGGCGGCCCCCGACCTGGTAGGTCGTAATGCCCTTGCAGCCCCGCCGCCACGCCTCCATGTAGATGTCCTGGAAGTCGGACCAGCGGGTGTCGGCCGGGACGTTGCAGGTCTTGGAGACCGCAGAGTCGACGTGCCGGGTGGCGGTCTCGAGGACGGCGAGGTGCTCGGCGACCGTCACATCGGAGCACCGCTTGCCGCGCACGCCGAACTGGGCAACCCCGTAGTCGGGGATCACCTCGGTGACCATGCCCCCGGGCATGTTGATCTTCCGCTCGGTCTGGTACGCGAACACCGGCTCGATGGACGAGCTGACGTTGTCGGCGGAGAGGCTGATGGTCCCGGTCGGTGCGATCGACAGGAGGTGACTGTTGCGGATGCCGCGGCGTCGAACGAGGTCGCGAACCTCCTCGTCCATGGTCTTCATGAAGCCGCTCTGCAGGAACTTGTCGACATCGAGCAGCGGGAACGAGCCCTTCTCCTCCGCCAGCTCGGTGCTCGCGATGTAGCACCACCGGGCGATGAGGGAGAGGATCTGGTGCTGCATCTGCAGGAACTCTGTCGAGCCGTAGGGGTGGCCGAGCGCCTCCAGGGCGTTCGCGAGGCCCGTGACCCCGAGGCCCATGCGTCGCTTCGACTGGGCTTCCGCCTCCTGCTCGCGGAGAGGGTAGCGGGTCCGATCGACCACGTTGTCCATGGCCCGCACCACTGGGCGGATGTCGGCCCGGAGCTGGTCGAAGTCGAAGTAGCGGGTGCCGTCGCTCCGGGTCGCGATGTACTTCACGAGGTTGAAGCTGCCCAGGAGGCACGCGCCGAAGGGCGGCAGAGGCTGCTCGCCGCACGGGTTCGTGGCCGCGATGCGCTCGCAGTACCACAGGTTGTTCATGCGGTTGATGGTGTCGATGAAGAGAGCGCCGGGCTCGGCCCAGTCCCACGTCGACCACATCATGAGCTCCCAGAGCTCGCGGGCCTCGATGGTCTCGTACACCTTGCCGCCGAACCGCAGGTTGAACGGGCTGCCCTGCTGGACGCACTCCATGAACTCGTCGGTCAGGGCGACTGAGATGTTGAACCCCTTCACGTCGAGGAGCTTCTGGAGGCAGGAGTACCACTTCATCCACTCGGGGCTGCCCGGCTCGCAGGCGTCCATGGCCTCGATGACCGGAGCCGCCTCGGCGGGCGGCTGCTTCATGCGGATGAAGTCGCGGATGTTGGGGTGGTCGACCCGCATCACCCCCATCTGCGCACCGCGGCGGTGCCCGGCGCTGCTGATGCACCGACCGTTCGCGTCGAAGATCCGGATGAACGGGATCGGGCCGCAGCTCGCGGACATCAGCTTCTTGATCAGCGCCTTCTCGGGTCGCAGCGTGCTGAAGTCGTAGCCGATCCCGCCGCCCTTGCGCATCGTCGCAGCCGCTTGGTGCAGCCGCGCCATGATGCTGCCAGCGCCATCGACGAACGAGTCGTCGATCGTTCCGGACACGAAGCAGTTTCCGGTCGCGAGACCATGAGAAATCGTGAATGCAGATCCCCCTTCGGGGACTTCGCAGCAGAATACTTCAGTGATGGTATCTGGCTGGATATCAACCACTCTCATTCCACGGTGAGAATCACACGGCCAGAAGTACAAGCAGAACAGATCCCGCTTCCTCGGGCCGAAGCTCGTCGGAGACCCTGCCGCGATGCGCCCGAGCCCGCCGCTACGCACGTAACCAGCAAGTGGTAAGTAGTGCGAGGCCCACTCCAGTGCGTGCTGATCCACAGAATGAAGCATGAAGGGTCGCTTGTCGTCTCCGTGCAGGCAGCCGTCAGCAGAAATCCAGCCTCGGATGAACCCCGCGATATATGCCGGGGAATGACCCTCGCCCGGCAGCGACTTCAGATCCACCTTACTGGGCACCTCGTAGACCGGCCAACGAACTGACGGCCAGTTCTTCTTGATTCCGTGTCTCGCAAATAGCTCAGAGTACTTCTGGTCTTTCTGAGCACAGAGCGGAGCGAAGAATCGATCATCGACCTCTTGGCTCCGGAATCCATCTCCGAAGACGAAGCCGTGTACAAAGCCCAGCTCCTCGGCGTACTGCTCGGCCTCCCCGGTAAGCTCCGGCTTCTTCGCCACAGCAAGTAGATCTCCTACTCGCAGCGATTCAGTAACCGAGCCATCCAAGCAGAGCCACCTGTGGTTTGCAGTGGCTCGCACCGAGAACGTCTCCCCGTCCGCTCGCGACCCCCAGGCAATCTCAATCAGGTTGACCTGCTGCTCGCCGTGCGAACGGAAGAACGTCTCGTGCCAACGACCCGTCACGGGCGAGAGCACTTCGTGCCGCTCCCCAGCGAGCTGCCTGATGGGCTTGACGCCGCTCCGGGTAAGCACAACTGTCTCCCCGGCTAGGCAGTTGTACGCCGTGACGTCCTTGGGCGAGCCGATGGCAGCCTGGACGCGGCCGCCAGGCATGAACCGCTGGTTCAGCAGGATCGGCGTCAGCCTCGCCAGGTGGTCGTTGTCGTCGGCCAACCCCACAGACACCCGTCTGACTCCCTCCTCGAAGCTCTCCCCCGGGAGTCGGTACTTCTCAGCGTGAGTCTCTTGGGAGATAGGCAGGGTAGGGCCGTATGACATCGAATCGATCCTCCGTCTTGAGTTTGGGATGCGGGTGGCATTATAGCTATCAAGTTCGCGGCCGGACGATCGTGACTCGCTTCGCGGCGCGAGTGATCGCGGTATACATCCAGTTCCTCGCAAGATTCTTCATGAACCAGCTCTCGTCGAAGACGAGGACGCTGTCCCACTGAGAACCCTGAGACTTGTGCACCGTCAGCGCGTACCCGAAGTCGAAGCAGTCTCGCTCCCGCACATGCCAGTACGGGGGCTTCTCTCCGAGGAAGTAGTGCGTGTGGGCGGTCGTCGTGATCGACGCGATGCCGTCCTCGCTTTTGAGCGTGAGACCGATCTCGTCGGCATCGATCTGGACGGCGTCCTGGGTCTCCCAGATGCCGCCGTTGAGGAGACCGACCTCGTGGTTGTTGCGCAGGCAGACCAGCCGGTCCCCGGGCACAGGCATCGGTGCCTCGCGGCCGTGGAGCCGTCGGATCTTCCGGTTGCAGCCCTTCCGCATCTCGTTGCGCCCGACCAGCATCTGGTCGTGGGCCAGGTACAGCGACTCGTCGGCGGCCGAGATCTCGATCACGCGGCTGTCACCGTACTCGCCCAGGGCGAGGCCGCGGCCCTCTCGCACGTCCGTCGCGAGTCGGAGGATGGGATTGTCCTTAGCCTGCCTGTGGATCTCCGTGAGCAGGAAGTCTGGCTCCCGCTGAGTGAAGAACCCCTCGCCACGAACTGGCGGGAGCTGGGCCGGATCGCCCAGAACGAGGACGGGTACCTCGAAGCTGAGCAGGTCTTCTCCCATCTGCTGATCCACCATCGAGCACTCGTCGATCACGACGAGCTTCGCGTTCCGCACCTCGCTCTCAAGGTTCAGAGCGAACAGCGGGCGCTCCAGCGAGGATCGCTCAGCGTCGATCTCGGCCTTGAGTTTGATCACCTGTGGTGATCGAGCGACGGCCTCCGCGATTGCGGGATTCCCGGGGTCGTCCGGGTAGCCGATCTTCTCCTCCGCCCTGAGCTGGTAGATCAGATCGTCGAGCTGCTCGGTCAGCTCCCGGAGCCGCTGCTTCGACTTGTCCTTCGGCTTATAGATGAGCCGGTGCAGCGTGGTCGCTCCGACGCAACCCTTGCTCTGAAGGACATAAGCCGCCTTGCCAGTGTAGGCGGCGAAGCACACGCCACCCCCGATGCCGGAGGCGAACTCCTTGGCGAGCGTAGTCTTGCCAGTGCCAGCGTATCCGGCGAGATAGAACCAGGGCTTGTCTGGATTATCGAGCCAGCGGGCCACTCGCCGCAAGGCTTCTTCCTGCTGAGGAGAGAACTGCATATTGCCTCCTGACGAAAGGGGGCCGGGGCGAGGCACTAAGTCCCCGCCCCGGCGCAGAGCAACC